TGTAGGCTCGAATGTCATTAGGTGTCTTGCCCGACGGCATATACTTAACCTGTAATGCTCCGCTCTTTTTGCCTATCATCCTAACTTTCATTTCAACATCGTCGATATTCTTAAATATCTCACGAGTTGTTACACCCGACACCATACTGTCTACACGCATACTCACCAAGTTCTCACTTAGCTCCAATGTAACGTAGAGCACGTTGAGGCCGGCCAGCGCCCAGTTTACACCTAGGTTGGCAAGGAACAGCGACTTACCTGCGCCCGATCCGCCAGCAAAGATATTAAGCTCGCCTCGGTTGAAACCGCCGAACAACTTGTTATCAAGAGCAGCCCATCCTGTGGCTACCTGTCCGTTGTTGTCTTTAATGGCATTCAGTCGTGCTCTCGGGTCTTTGAAGTAGTCTGTACCTAGGTCCTTCTGTAGACCAATTTGTACAGCTTTTTTTACAAGATCTTCTACAGGACCGTACTCACCTTTTTCTAGTAGGTCTGCACTTTGTAGGATAGCTGCTTCTAGTGCCTTGTGTCTTGAGAAGGTTTCGAACTCCGTGAGCAACCAATCATAATGGTTCTCCTGAAGTTGTCCTGGGTCTTTAAGTTTCGAGTCTAGAGCCGCATTTATCATATCAAATGTAGGCATAGCATTGTATTCGGTGACGTAGTTGTCAAGAAACTTTGCTGCCGGTTGTAGGCGCCTGTCAAACGCCTCTGGGTCGAATACAGCCTGACATCGAATAAATGACTCAGCATCTGTCATCATCATCTCAAGATATATTTTTTGTATTTCGTATCCGTAATCTGTATTTTGTCTAGTTGCCATTTATTATGTATGTAACTCCCCGTTGACTGTTGCTAATAACTTTATAAAGTCATACCTCCTTAGAAAGGAACCATTTTTTTGCTCTCAATCTGTTTTTAAGTGGTGAATGTTCGGCTGCTCGGAATATGCTGTGAAGGGTGTAGAGTCGTCCGTATCGCATTACTGCGTCACCGACATCTTTAATGTCGTCTTCCCATTCTGGCATAGATAAGCTCCAGCCTCTGCTTAGTGCGTCTTCAACTAGCTTCTTGCCCGAGGTGTCTCTGTCAGGGACAACTATTACTTCCTTATTTAATCTGTTCAATAATAGCTCTTGTCCGGTACTTATTGCAGATCCTAACAACGCAGTGCCGCCCATATAGATTGCGTCAATAGGACCTTCAAATACTAGCACGGTTTCTTTATCATAGCTTTGTGCGTCTAAGTTAAACACATAGTCGGACGGTTCCTCTGCTAGATACTTAGGTCGTTTGTCTGAGTCGACGCTTCTGGCAGTATATCCTACGAGAACTCCTTCGTAATAGAACGGTATAATTAGTCGATCTCTGTACCCTAACGTCTTGGTCCAATAAAACGGGTAGTCTTCGAGGTAAAGTTCTCGCGATTGCATGTATTCAATAATTGCAAGAAAATTCTTGGTTGCTTCTGCATTGTCTGCAATTGACAATGCACCTGCTATTAACTTGCCCGGTTCGAACTTAGGCATAGACGAGACGTGTTCTTTAGATACTACTCCTTCATTTTCTCGTAGTATCTGCAGAGCTAGTTTGTTGATGTCGCCGTCAGGTACGTGCATCCATCGCAGCAGCTTTTTATATTTCGGGCTTAGTTGTCTGCCAGGTTGCCACGATGCCTTGTAACCGCAGTTGAAGCAGTGATAAGATGCTCCGCCGTCACCATTGGCAATAAATCCGCCACGTCCTCTGGTATCAATTGACTGGCCGTTGTGATGACAGCACACTGCGTTAAAAGACAGCCACCCCTTGGGAGACGTCTTGCGTTTACCTGGTAGATACAATAATGTGATTTCTGATACTGCGCTCATAGTTAAATTGTACAGTCAAATCAATGACTTGTCAATTTCTAATTAAGATTTTTTCAATAGCGTCGACAGGGTTATTTTCTATTAGCACTCTAATATAACTCAATACACCAATGAAGTTAACAGGTGTCGGGTGTTCTTCGTTGCCGATAAAAGTTAATCGAACAATTTCGGTCCAGTTAACATTTGATTGTCCTATTATTTGGTTCTCAAGCGTGGCTTCTATTACTATGTCACCTATATAGCCATTGGTGTAAACTACTGCGGTGTGCACTGCTTCGTTTCCGTTAATGCCTGGCTCGGCCGAAATTGCTTCGGATGCATAATATTCTACAGCGCCAGTTGGCGGTACAAAACTGTCTACAACAACTGACGCACGAGGACCTGGGTACGCTGTAGAGCTAAGATACATTACTGCGTTAGCATTAAAGTGTTCGTCCGTGTAGGTCAGAGAACGGCTGTCGTCTGCGTTTACGATGTAGATATTATAATGCAGATATTGTTGTTTGACATTTAATACATCGTTTTCGCTAATAGTAACTGTTACTAGGCCTTTGTTTGCGTTAATTACCGATGCAACACGGTTAACAATCATGTTCTTACTAGAGTCAAATACGACTATGTTGACTTGCTTTCCTGTTAAAGGCACAGGCTTTTGGTCTGAATTTAGTACTTGGAATTCTAAAACGTTGTCTATTCCTCTGTACACTTGAAGTTCTCTTTGATACACTGGTCTGTACTCCGTTACGAAGCCTACTTCATTTGAAATAATTAGGGTTCTGTTTTTGACTAAATATCTGGGTGTAAGCTGCATAACTGTATTTATCGAGAACCTACTAGAAAGATATTATGCTAACAAAAGATATTAAAGAACATTTTCCATTCATAAGCATCGTGAGTTACGGTGGGCAAGAGTATGTCGGAATCATCATTAACCAAGACCAGATAGTTACTAGCATGTATGTTTTTACTACGTTGCAAACAGAACGCGAGAAACGTAGTTTTGTTGAACTAGGTGAGATATGGTGGTGGGAGTCTAATAGATCCATTCCAATTAATATATTCTTAAGAAAAGAAATGACTCAATTTCGTTACTCAATTATAACAATGACGTCAAAAGACGTTCGTGTTATTACAGGACCATGCGTTAATTTGAACAACTTGTCAATCAAACGAGTTAAGCGCAAGTCCATCCAATTAGTTCGTCGGCCTAAGAGCTAAACGTTTCACACAGCAAGTTCATATGAACTACTACTGCCATTGCGTAAGAGATTGCGTGGGCTTTTTTAAAGTAGTACTCGCCATTGCTGGGCTTCACCCAAACTTCTCTCATTGTAGTCTCCCAGTCTTTTCCGACGAGGTACCGTTTAGCCGGCCGAATCATTGCTAATACTGCCGCTAACTGAGTTACGTTCTTTGGTTTAGTTTGAATCAGAATGTTATGCTGACCATTTAGATGAAATACTTGGTCTGCGAACTCAGCATGTTCTAGCAGTTCCCACATCGGTTCTTTATTCATTAACTCTATTAAATGTTCTTCATCTCTCACTGCTTCGTAGATACTAACATTTAGCAAGTCTAATTTAAAGTATCCTCGTCCGTCGGCACTCTTGTAATCGATGGTTGCAAGATTATCTATTGGATTATGAGGAATTTCTGTAACGTAGACTCCAGTGTTGTGCTTTTTTCCTGAGTCGAGCCTAGCTACTCGATGTTTAATTTTGTCAAGTAGCTGCGTTCTATCAGGAAAGTCGATATCAATATCAGCATGATGTGCCATTACAGTTTGCTTCTCTTTACAACATCTTTTACTAACTGGACATCACTCTTTTGACGATTGAACCGTAATGCCCAATGCTTTGGGTCTAGCACGTGATAGATTAAGGTTAGTTGCTCGTCAGTAAATTTTCCTAACATCTCTTTTCCTGACTTACAGTTTAGTATAAGCCAAGGACTAACCTTACCGTCGCGTATGTGCCATACTACTCGGTTAGGTGCTGCGTAAAGAAAGTAATGATTCCACACTGAATTATTCTCTTCGGCCCACTCTGCCATAGTGTTGATGCTGCGCTCTAAAGCCGTTTCTACGCCCTCTTTGCGTATCAGTTCAGTTGCGTACTTTTCGTACATTTCTTCTCGACACCATTGGTCTAACTTCACTCCGCTAGTAACAACGTAGTTGATATACTTCTCAGGATACAGCGGCCTTACATTAGTTACAAAGCTGCCAAACTTTACAAATGCGTTATAGTACTGACTGTTACAAAATTCTTCGTAGGTCTTGTCTTTTCTTGCGCCAGCACTTAGCTTATAGAATTGATTAAACGCTATGTATCCTAGATGTACGTGCTTCTCACCTTTCTGTAATGCCCTGCGCTTCTTCTCACACACATGAGACATTAATGTCCTTTCTCTTACGAATCCTGTTTTGCAGTACTCGCACCTGAACGGTTTTTCAGAGTTTGACGCCTTCGATGCCATGTTCTTCAGCCAGTTGTTTGAGTTCTTTTTTTGTAGATAATCCAGCAAGTAACTCTACCTCATCAGTTTTCATATTAGGATAAATGCGTTCTAACAACCGCACACTTTTATCATTTCCGCCTGCTTTCTTCTTAAAGCCAATCCATTGGTGGTATTCAATCTTACCAGTGCCGGCACTGGCGCAAAGTAGTTGCCACATTAACTGCTGGTGTCCGTTGTCTTTGCCTACTCCGATATCATTAAAGTGTTTGTTATAGTACTCGTTAGTTTTCATTATTGCTAGTTCTTGAGCTTCGCGGTTTCCGTTAACACTGCTAGCCCATCTATTTAGTAACCAAAAACTAACCTGTTTCTTTTCATCGTCTTCGAGTTCCGCCCATACCGACTTTGCGTTCATGTCAATAGCAGCCAATATGTCCTTAATTGGTAATTTAATTGCCATCTGTGTTCCTTACTGGTCTTACTGTTCTATTGCCATCTTCGTCAAACCACATAGATTTCAGTTCAACGATTCTTTCTGTCTTGTATCGAGTCCGGTCCACGTAAAATACAGGGGCAGCGTTTTCGTAGTTGTCACGAGTCGACTTGCGATACTGTTCAAGGATACCAACAGGGTTCTCGTTTTCAGTGCGCGGATCCTTGTCTGGAGCGTACGGCTTCTGACGATAAATGTCAGACAGCTCGTCAATTGTAGTTACTGCGTTAAAGTCTACATCTGCGTATGTTTTTGTCATATTATTCTCCTAAATCATATCTCTATTATAGCAGGTTGATATCTACTCGTCAACCTGCTGATTATTAAGTTAAAATAGATCCGAATAGCTAACAACTTCGCATTGTCTACTAATGTCCTTGACAAAGTAAGCACACAACGGAGCAGGTCCATCTGATATAGGCACTGCTAAAAGTTGTCCATTCTTCATCTTAGGAAAGTACCACTTAACATCTGAGTAGAAATTAACGATTTCGAACTCTTCAAATTCTACCCGGAAGCCAGTTAATGGATTAAATAAGAATGCTTCGAATCCTCGATCATTAATACTAGTTAGTGGTAATACTTCTATGTCGTTACCTGTATCACTACAGCCAATTGCCATGCTCCAATCTACTGGCATAGCAATTTCGTGTCCGTTGATCCTTAACACCATTGCCGGTGCATTAAACGACTCTAAGAATATTAACGGTATCCAAAAGAAGTCCGGGTCTTTAGGGTTACTGTTATCCAACACAGCGAAACGAACGTCTTCCTCAAGCTCCTCGGGTAGCTTGTCCAGCTTAAAACACTGATTGTCTAATGTCAAAATTCTCATAATTACTTAGGTCCTTTGGGCGTTTTTGGTGCAAATTTCTTACTCATCATATCTTTCTCCCAATCTACCTTTTCAACAGTAAACGGATATTCAGCGTCTTTGTAGAATTTCTTACGGGCAGTTAAGTGTCGTTTAGCAAACTTACACGATGACGTTAGGTCCCATATTTGAACAAAGTCTTTGTCCTTTGCTTTACGAACACCTCGACCTATTGACTGTATTACCCGAACAAAACT